GCCGGGGCTACCTTTTAGGAGAAAGACAATGGCTAACACCAAACCCATCGGCGTTGCCTTCAGCGATCAGGACATCGTCGGCGCGCAGTTTTTGCTGTCTGATGAACAGCTTGGTTACACTGCCGCCGCGCAAGGCACCGTCACGCAAGCGACGGACAAAAGCACGGCGGTTACGTTGAACCGGTCGGCTGGTCGCATCACGATGAACAACGCTTCGTTGGCCACGGCCACCAACGCCACGTTCACGCTGAACAACAACTTGATCTCGGCCAACGACACCGTGATTCTCACGATCTCTGGCGGTCAGGCTACCGCCGGCTCGTACAACGTGTTTGCAAACTCGCTGTCAGCCGGTTCGGTCAGCATTACTTTGCGTAACATTTCTGGCGGCACGCTGTCGGAAGCAATCGTGATCAACTTTGCGCTGATCCACTGCGTCTAACGAAGTGGGCGGCCTTCGGGCCGCCCATTTTAAGGATTTTCTATGGCCGTCATTTACATGGTTCACCCGGCGCACGGCGCCAAGGTTGCGATCTCCAACGAAGAAGCGATTTTGGATGCAATGGATGGCTGGGAACGCTATGATGTAATCACGTCATCTGTGGTGACGGACGATGACGAGGATGAGATCGTCAACGAGATGGCGGCACCAAAGCGGCGCGGACGCCCCCGCGCAAAGCAGGAAGACTGACCAATGACCAGCGCCGGCGACATCATCAACGGGTCACTGCGGCTTCTGGGTGTCCTGGCTGAAGGTGAAACGCCGTCAGCCGAAACGTCGCAAGACGCGCTGGCTGCCATGAACCAGATGATTGACAGCTGGAACACAGAGCGGCTGTCGGTGTTCTCCACGCAGGATCAGGTGTTCACATGGCCCGCGGGCCTGCTGTCGCGCACGCTGGGGCCGACCGGCAACTTCGTCGGCAACCGCCCCGTGTTGCTGGACGACAGCACCTACTTCCTCGACGCCAGCACCGGCATCAGCTACGGCATCAAGTTCATCAACCAGCAGCAGTACAACGGGATCGCGGTCAAGACCGTGACATCGACGTTCCCGCAAGTGATCTTCGTCAACAACACGTTTCCCGACATCGAGATGTACATCTACCCGCGCCCGACGCGCGCGCTGGAGTGGCACTTCATCTCTGTCGAGGAACTGACCAAGCCCGCGCTGCTGGCGACCGAACTGACGTTCCCCCCAGGCTATCTGCGTGCGTTCCGCTACAATCTGGCCTGCGAGATGGCGCCAGAGTTTGGCGTCGAACCAAGCCCACAGGTGCAGCGGATCGCCATGACCAGCAAGCGCAACCTGAAGCGCATCAACAACCCTGACGACATCATGTCCATGCCTTACAGCCTTGTGGCGACCCGTCAGCGGTTCAACATCTTCGCAGGGAACTACTGACGATGGCTAACGTCAAAATCTCCGAACTTCCGCTGGCAACCTCGCCGCTGGACAGTGCGGTTGTAATGCCGGTCGTGCAGGGCGGCGTCACCAAACGGGCGCCGGTCAACACCATTGGCTTCTTGCAATCTGGCACCGGCGCGACATTGCGTACCGCGCAGACCAAAATGCAAGATGTTGTAAGCGTCAAAGATTTTGGTGCCGTTGGCGATGGATCAACCGACGACACGGCAACCATTCAAGCTGCTTTGAACGCTGGGCGCGCGGTGTATTTCCCCGCAACGCCAAACGGTTATCGCATTAGTGGAACGCTGACCATCGCGCAGCCGAACAAAGTTGTTTATGGAGATGGCCGATTTGCGTCTTACCTAAATTTGGCGTCCCAGAACTTTAACGTTTTTAGCGTGACGGCAGTTGGCAACGTGCAAATACGCGATCTTGGGGCAATTAACTTTGGCACGGCAACTTCAGGTTTCTTTGTCAACGGTGCTGTACCATATAGCCTTGAAGTGATTGACTGTTACACAAACAATGTACACAGCGGCGTGCTTCTTGGCACGGCAGGCTCTGTTATCAACGGCGCAAAGTCAGCAGTGATTGGTTGCGCGTTTGTGGACATCGCAACGATTTCTGGAGTCGGCGTACTTATGCGCGGCGGCGCCGAAATACGCGACGTGATAAACTGCCAAATTGGTCGGTTGGGTTCAACGGTGGCTGGAAACAACGCATCCGGTGGCATTGTTATCGAAGGTGGCGTTGCCATCAACCTTTCAAACCTGCAACTTACGGGCGCTGGAACCCCGGTGCTAATTCAGCCCGGCGCGGATAACGTCTCGCATGTGGTGATGGATCGCGTCTGGTGTGACTCATCTTCAGGCAACGGCATGTTCCTCGACGGCAATAGCGGCATAATCACTGACGTTCGGGCGGATGCCTGCTGGTTCAGCAGCAACGGACTGAATGGCATTCGGATTCGCGGCTCTGCGCGCGACGTTAAGATTGACGGTAACAATCAAATACACAGCAACGTGCAAGCGGGCATTGTGGTCGATAACGCCTCAACTGTGCCTGGATTAGCCATCAGAAACAGTTCAATCGGTGGCAACGTTTCTAACGGCATTACGCTTGGCGCTGGCATTACGAACTTTGCGGTGCAAAACAATCAAATTGGAACTGGATCGGTTTATGGCGCAAACGCCAATGGCATTGCGCTAACGGCTGGAGCGACCAACGGCTACATCATCACCGGCAACGATCTGCGCGGCAACACCGGAAGCGCATATGTTAGCGGAGCGACCGGAGTCATTGCGCGCGTTGAAGCCAATCTAGGCTACAACCCCGTGGGAACCTTTGGGATTACGGTGGGCGCGTCGCCATTTACTTACACGGCGGGTGCATCGCCTGAAACGGTGTATATAAACAGCGGCACGGTCAGTCTCATTACCGTGAGCGGCGTAGCTGTGTTACAGCAGTCAAATTGCGCTGTTAGCCTAGAGCCGTTTCAAAGCGTTGTAGTAACTTACACCGTGGCGCCCGGCATGGTCACTCAGGTGTCCTAATGGAACCGGCAACTAAACAGGCACTTAAACAGGCAATCAAGGAAGTGACCGCGGGCCACGCCGAGCGCATTTGCGCGCCGGGGCTTTGGGTCGTTTGGCGCGATGAAACCGGCGTGCATACGCGGATCATGCAATGAAAAGCCCTATCCTCGGCTCAAGCTATGTCGCCCGCAGCATCAACGCTGCGGACGCGCGCATGGTTAATCTTTTTCCAGAGGTTGTGCCAGAGGGTGGGCAGATGCCTGCGTTCCTCAACCGCGCGCCTGGGCTGAAGCTACAGCAGGCCGTTGGCACCGGGCCGATCCGCGGGCTGTGGGCGCACCAAACGCAAGGCGCGGACTTCTACGTCGTGTCAGGCAACGAGGTCTACAAACTGTCCTCGCTGACCGGCACGCCGGTGCTGCTGGGGTCAGTCACTGGCACCGGGCCGGTGTCCATCGCCGACAACGGCGACCAGATCATCTTCGCGTGCAACCCAGACGCCTTCGTCTACACCGAATCCACCAACACGTTCGTGCAAGTCACCGACCCTGATTTCCCCGGCGCGGTGACGGTCGGCTATCTTGACGGCTATTTCGTGTTTAACCCGCCTAACAGCCAGCGGCTGTACGTCACCAGCTTGCTGGATGGCACGCAGATCGACCCGCTGGATTTTGTCAGCGCCGAAGGATCGCCAGACGGCATCGTCGGGCTGATTGTTGACCACCGCGAAGTCTGGGTGTTCGGCACGGACAGCGCCGAAGTCTGGTACAACGCCGGCACGGCAGACTTTCCGCTGGCCCGCATCCAAGGCGCGTTCAACGAGATCGGCTGCGTCGCGCCCTACTCCATTGCCAAAGTGGACAACGGCGTGTTCTGGCTGGGCGCTGACGCGCGCGGCCAGGGTATCGTCTACCGGGCAAACGGCTACGTTGGCCAGCGCGTGTCCACGCACGCGGTCGAGTGGCAAATTCAGCAGTATAGCAATATGTCCGACGCGGTGGCTTACACCTACCAGCAGGACGGCCACGCCTTCTACGTCCTGAACTTCCCCTCGGGCAACACGACGTGGGTGCTGGACGTCGCCACCGGGGCTTGGCATGAGCGGGCCTATTTCAACCAAGGCGTGTTCTCGCGCCACCGCGGCAACAACCAGTGCAACTTCCTTGGCAACATCGTCATCGGCGATCACCTGAACGCCAACATCTACACCTTCGACCTGACGACCTACGCCGACAACGGCACGCCGCAGAAGTGGCTGCGGTCGTGGCGGGCGCTGCCGACCGGCCAAAACAACCTGAAGCGCACGGCGCAGCACAGCCTCCAGATCATGTTTGAGTCCGGCGTGGGCCTGTCTGGCTATGCTCCGTTTGATGTTTTCTCTGAATTGCTGCTGACTGAAAACGACGATCTTATCATCACGGAATCAGGCGACTACATTGATGCGGTTTCAGATACCATAACGCGCGTGCAGGGCGCCGATCCAGAGGTCATGCTGCGCTGGTCGGACGACGGCGGCCACACATGGTCGAACGAACATTGGCGATCCATCGGCAGGATCGGCGAATACGGCCAGCGCGCCATCTGGCGCCGCCTGGGCATGACGATGAAACTGCGCGACCGCGTGTACGAGTTGTCAGGCACCGACCCGGTTAAGATGGTCATCATTGACGCCGAACTGATGTTGAGCGGCACCAATGCCTAACGCCGTCAACATCACCAACATCACGCCGCCGCGTGTGCAAAT